GTACTAACGGCTGCCAACACAGGCAATGTTCCTGATTGGTTTGGTAAATTAATTGTTCTGTCTGCTGTTGGGTCAACAATAGTTAAGGTAGTCTCATTGCTGTCTGCTGTTGCACCTTCAAATACTACAGCGTTCTGTGCGTTCATAGTCACAGTGTCCACTACAGTCTGTGTACCTGAGACAGTCATATTCCCTGCAAAAGTTACATTTGCTCCATCAAAGGTCATGGCTGTGGTTGTGCCAGACTTAAGAATTAGATTGCCTGATGTATTCGTTGCACTACCAAAAGTAGTTCCACCATCTTTAAAGAATATGTCTCCACCGTCTGCATCTAGTACGATGTCTGTGGTGGCATCTAATGTTATTGTAGAGCCTGAGTCTATTTCTGCTATAACAGGTGTGGTAAGTGTCTTGTTTGTAAGTGTGTCTGTAGTAGCTCTACCTACAAGTGTATCTGCAGATGCAGGAAGAACTACAGTAGGACTACCTGAGTAAGCTGAGTGTGGAGCAGCCTGTAGCTGTGTGTAGTGTGCATTGCTTGATTCGCAGTAAAATCTTACGTAAGATTCAGAACCACCATTCTTAATGGATATACCACCTGACTCCATATCAATACCATTTGAGCCATCTATTCTTACAACACCACTACCGTTTGGTGTTAAAGCAATGTTACCGTTTGATGTCGACACAAGACCGTTGCTGTTGACATCTAAGTCTCCACCTAACTGAGGAGTACTGTCCTCTACAACATTAGCAATAGCACTTGATGTAGCCAAGCCTGATACAAGTGTGCTTCTAGCTATCTTCTTTAGTCCCCCACCAGATGTGTCTACAGCTAGTAGTACATCATCGTTAGCCACTGTAGAGATTTCAGACAAGTCTCCTACAGCAGTAGGATTATAGTTTGTGCCATCTGCTATAAGTAAGTGACCAGATGTGTTTGTTCCCATAGTCAGGTCATCACCACTTACCGTTAAGTCACCTGCTATTGTTACAGCACCGTCTGCTAGTGTAATTAAGTCTGTGTCATTTGTGTGACCAATAGTTGTTCCGTTTATAACAACATCGTCTATATCAAGTGAGCCACCTGTAATAAGCCCTGTAGTTGTTATTGTAGAAGAACCTGTGTCTATTGTACCAAAGCCAGAGGTAATGCTACCACTGTTCAACGCACCAACTGTTGTGGCTGCAGTAGTGGTGAGATTAGGCATGGCTGTTATTTCATCGTCAAAGTAGGCGGCTAAGTCTGTTACGGCAACTTGCACCATAGTACCATTGTCGTTCAATACTACTCTATCTGCGTCAGCTACTGTAGTAGAGGTAGCTGATGTGTTTCCGTCTATTATGTTGAGTTCTGTAGCAGTAGATGTAACACCATCCATAATGTTCAACTCTGCAGTAGTAGCTGTAACACCGTCCATGATGTTTAACTCTGCAGTTGTGGCAGTTACGCCATCCATAATATTTAGTTCTGTAGCAGTGGCTGTTACACCGTCTAAGATATTTAGTTCAGATGCTGTAGCTGTTACACCATCAAGTATATTCAGTTCTGCAGCCGTAGATGTTATAGCAGTACCACCTAATGTAAACGAACCACCAACAGTAAGGTTGCCTGATAAATCTAAAGCACCATTCATGTCAATAGTTGTGGCTGCAATCTGTATCTCTGTATCTGCTACAAGGTCTAGCTGTCCGTCTGCACTAGAGTTGATGTATATAGCTGTGTCACGGAATTGTACTTTTTCTGTGGACGCTACAAGTATATCATCAGAGAACTCAAAGTAGTCCTCGTCTTCCATCCACTTGAGTACACCGTCAGATGTTTCACCATCAAAGGTGATTGTTATATCTGTTCCTGTTGTCCCTGCACCAAATGTAAGTGTGTTACCTAGTAGCTTTGTTATAGGACCACCTTCGTTAGCAGTGCCATCGTGTGTGTGTCCTGTTGAGGCTGCAAAAGCTGCTAATAACTGATTAAACTCATCATTAGTGTGGGCAGCCGTGATAACGTCACCGTCAGTGTATGAGGACTGTCTTGTGTATGTTGCTCCCATTTACCTTCTTGCTCCTACTTGATATTCTAATTGAAAACCTTTTAATGAGTATGGTGCTGTTTCTCCACCATCGTTTACTCTTAATGCTACAGCAAAGCCTGAACCTTCTACAGATTGTCTAAACAAAGGTCTAGAAACTCCCCCATATGTACCCTTTAAAGTAGAACTTGTACCATATGTAGCTATTCCATATATAGCTGCAATATCGTCAGAGTCTAAAGGATAGGCAGCAGGTCTTGGACTATCTTTATTTTCATAATCATATCTTACAAATAAGTCTGCGTCTATAGCTGACTCTGGTTCGTAGTTAACTATTACACGTTGCATATGTTTACGTATACCTGCATCTCCAAATGTTAAATCTGGACTTCTATATTTACCGTTTATTCTTGTGCCATCAAAGGTATTTCCCTGCTCTTGTCTATATACAAAACCGTTAGAATAATCACCGTGTAATATTATTACATTTCCTGCTGATACAAAAGTATCTGTTGCTGCAGGTTTTATTCCTTTTGTTTTTGAAAACTCATAAGTTTGTCCTTTTAAGACACATATAATTCCTTGAGTAGACCCTTGTGCTTGCGCTGCTTTTGTAAAAAATATTCGATATTGTGTCTTATCAGGTATTACTACACTTTCAAATTCGGAAGCACTAGATAGGTTATCATCAAATACAGACTGTATATTAGAGCTTATAGTACCAAGTTCAACGTCACCAATTCTTGCTGTACCTGCGACTGTTCGTAAACCATCAGGTCCTAAGAATATTAGGTCACCTGCAAATTCTTGTATAGTGTCTCCATTTATGCACCCAATGTCTCTAGTAATAGCTGATATGGCAAAGTCACTAGAACTACTGCCACTCAGTTTAAATATTCTATTTTCACAAAAGATAAATAAGTTATCACGGAAAACTTTTAGTCCTGTTATAGTATCGTCTACTTTTATACTTCCTGCCCCTTGACCACTGTTAAAAGCATCTTCGTCAAAAGGTTGACTAAAAAATAATGTTTGAGGTGCTGAAGATGTTCCTGCGTAGAACATGTGACTTCTAAATGCTGTCACAAACTTAGAACCTGCTACATCACTATTGCTTACATCGGTTGCAGACATTGATGTATTAAATATAGTTGGAGCATTTGTGCCATCTACAACTATGAATTTATTGTTACCATCAAAGTTGTATCGTTCAAAACTATACTTACCTGCACTTGTTCTACCACTATCTCTTTCTGTCCAACTAGAGCCACCTGCTGTAGCACTAAATATTTTCTCACCTCTAGCTGCTATAACTAAATCGGCAAATGTAGCAACCATTAATATTTTTTCTGCAGCATCACTTGTGTGAGGTACAACAGCAGTTACATATTTACTAAAACCGTTTATTCTTCTATAGCCACCTTCAATGTCAGGCTCAAAGTTTTCTAGTTCTAATGCTTCACCGGGTTGCATCATAAAGGTAGACCTGTTTAGAACCAATCCACCTTGGCAGTTAAATGCTGTTGGCTGTGTTTGGGATAAGTCGGGCATACTATAATGCTCTTAATACTGAAGTAGAGTGTGACGAATTATTTCTAGGTATATATGTTGAACGCACATACTCAAACTTATTCACTTGCAGTGTTTGTATATTTTTAATACCCTGCTCAAATCGTGCAAAGTTAAGTTGATACTGCCCTGTTTCCCCTCTGTACTGATACACAAAAGCTGTAGCCCCATCTTCTATAACTGCATCGTATTGTGCAGGTATACTTGTAGTATCACTATGTGCAGAGAGCGTTGTAGGAATTGTATAATAATCAAACTTTATAGAATATTTTTTATTGGGAAAAGGGTAAAGCAAGTAGTTATTATCTGCTGTTCTTATTATATGAGTTGGAACACCACCACCATCAAACTGCGTAACAACAACACCACTGCTGTGCGTTGTAGCTGTAGTAGAGCTTGCCCCACGAGTACAGCCTGTTAATGTATTTGTACTTATGCCTGTATAGGTTATCTCTTCATTATCAATAAACACAGTACCTGCGCTGTCAAATCCTGTAGCACTTGTTAAGTCTATTTCTGTTTCTGTTGCATCAATGGCTTCTGCAGCCGTTGTAGAACTAATTTCATCTTCTTGCGTTATAAAATGATTTATGTAATCATTGTAGTTTAAAAGAGCTAACTTGCCCCCACTTACAGATAAATCACTATCTTTTACTATTCTAACTGTGTTATAATCTACTGACTTTGTGCTAGTCGGTAGGTCATAACGCACTACACCTGCTGTAAGAGTTTTTGTTTCAGTCGCGTGATTAAATGGGTAATTAAATTCTTTTTGATTAATGTATCGAATAGATTCATTTACAGCATTTTGTGCCTGTACCTGAATACCTCTTGCGGAAGAAAAATTACTAGAAGTAAGTTGTACTTCATTTAATCTTGCTAATACATTATTAGTTAATATAAGATAACTACTAGACAATTCTTAATCCTTATGTTAGATAGAATAAAGGGCAAGTCAATACTGTTACACCTGCCCTTTATTTAGTTATAAGTTATGCTAATTGGTCTCTGCCAACTTCATCAGCTTCCATTTCACCTATGTCACTAACATCCTGTAGGAGAGCGTACACTCTGATTTCACCTGCTGTGAAGGATGCTCCTCCACCTGCTAGTGTTAAATCCAAAGTGTCTGCAGAAGTAATAACTACTTCACCTGCAGGGGTAGCACAAGGAGCATAAGCCCCATCAGATGCACCATCAATATCAAATGCCGCGACATACTCGTTGTCATCCACAGCAGTTCCAAGAATGGCTGTTGCGTCAGTACCAGAGTTTTGCGTTGCACTTGCAGTAACCTGAAAACCTGCAGCAATAATTTTAGTGTTAGCAGGTACAGTAAGACACTGCACTACATCACCATTAGGATTAATGCTGTTAGCTGTTAGGTCAACGATTTGTTGCACATAATAAGGTTGCCGTCCTCGTGAAGAAGAGCCATGAGTATTAGCAAGTGTTGCTGTAATTGTAGCCATTTCCTAATTCCCCCTTATATTGAAGAAACATACAACGCACGAGTCAAAGCTTCGGGTCGTAGTATTTTTCTACCGTACAGATGCATACCTCTAACGATGTCAGCAAAGCTGTCAGGGTCACGGTATGTTTCGGTTTTATTGATTTGCTCTGCAGAAGCAACTGCTGAACTATGTCCTGCACAAATAACTCCGTAGTGTGCGCTACCAGTGGATGTTGCACCAGTAGGTCCATTACCTACGGCAGGTAAGTTGTTAGACATATACACTTTAAAACCATGTATGTTGTTAAAGACAAGACCGTTTTGCAGTCCTGAACCACCAAAGTCAGAGTCCATTAGTCGTGAGTCCTCATCCTTTAGAAGTTCTGCAAAAACTGGGTCAATTACAAGCCAACGTCCTTGTGAGTCCACAAATTGTTGGTCAAGCTTTCTTGACATTCTTGCTATAACAGACAATGGTGACGCTTTAGCAGTAGTAGTATTCAAGCTATCTCCACCTGCTCGTGGTACAACCACGATAGAGTTACCTGATGAACCACTATTAAAGTCAGCAGCGTCAACTTGCATAGAAGTAAGCAGTTCGTTTGAACCTGCAGTTGAAACAGCTTTGTCACCACTTGCTGTAGTGTTAGCTGCATTTGGTGTGCCATGCAATGCGGATTGCTTAAATCCTGATAGATAACCAAGAACTTCTTGGTCAAATTGGTCAGCCAGTCGGTAAGCAGCTCTATCACTTGCTAGTGATTGAAAATTTACATGACTGTGAGCTTCCTCAATATCATCAACTTTAAATGCAAAGTAGTTTGCTTTGTCAACGATAAGAGAAAAATCCTCATCATCTAAATCCTGAGGAGTAATAGTTGCCCCTCTTGTGTAGCTTTTAACCGTTATTTCAGGCTCTTTGATAATTTTAACAGTATCTCCCATAGCTGCAATTTCACCAAAGTAATCCGAATTGGTAATCGCTTCAACAACAGAGTTTTTGCGAAAAGCCATTTGGACTTGTTTGGAATAAATTACTGGCGAGAAATTACCGTTAGGCAGGTTTCCATAACCTGCTGCGGAACTAAATGCCATGATATATCCTCCTATAATTTATATATTTGGCTAGGCTAAACATACAAAATTTATATAAGAGGCTGTTTCACTACAGGTGCAAAGAGATTAAGTTACATGATTCTTAATTTCAGTGGGCTGTGTTATTCAGGTAATCCGTAAAATTAATTGTTTGCCGTAATTGTGTGACAATAATCACACAGATGACTATAGTTATACTGATAAATAACTATATGTCAACACTTTTTTTACATTATCTGGCAGAACCAGACACATCGTAAATAAATTTACCAGAGCGAATAGCTTCCATAATCGCATCCGATTGTTTCTCATATTCCATTGCAGACATTTTTTGTACTGTAGATTCTTTTAAATAAGAAGCAGTAGCATCCTCTTGAGGTTTGCTTCGGCTAGTTTTTGTATCTACAGATTTAGCTGCATCTTTACTTGTTTTAGGTTTTTTAGCAGAGATACCCATATCAGCTTTATATAAGTCAATAGCACGTCCTGCAGACCTTGCGTCTGTTTCATTATCGTATAGTGCATCCTTTACCCACTTTGGTTGGTCATCTGCCCACTCGTGAAAAGAATCACTATCTCTAATGTCATCAAAGTCAGGATGTAGCTTCATAAGTTCTACTTCTGCTTTTTCTTTTGATGCTGACATGTGCATTTCATCAATAGCTTTAAGTCTATCTTCTAATGCAAGAGATTGTTCTTTAGCTTTTTTAGTAGCTATAGTTTCTACTATGCCTGCTACATCTGGGTACTCCTTTGTCCACGCTTCTATTTCCTCTTCGGACTTAGGCAGTTTCATTTCTTTTTTAGTAGCTTCACTTAACTGTCGTTTAATATTGTCTATTTCTGTTTTAAACTCTTCAGCTTGTTTTTGCTGATGTCTTCTTAAATCAGAATA